AGAAGGCGACAAAATCAAGCTGATCCGTTTTGGTCAGCAAGGTGTATCAGGTTGACCACGACGGGAGGGCGAATCCAAGGCGGCCAAAGCGCGTAGAGCCTCATTCATGGCACGCCATGCCAAAAACATCTCCAAAGGAAAGATGTCGGCAGCCTACTGGGCAGCCAAGGAAAAGTGGTAGACATAGTTATAGTGTGAGAGCAAATTAACCTGTTTGGTTAACAATGGCTGAAGAGCAAACACAAGAACTCGCGGCACCCGACGTTGCCAGCGATGCAGAGACACAAGCGCTTAAGACCAGCATTGAAGCCCTTGAGCGTAAGAACTACGAGCTAATCAGCAAGCTCAAAAAAGCGAAGGCGGTGCCTGATGGTGTGGATGTGGAAGAACTCTTGGAGTTCAAGCGGCAAGCCGAGCAATCAAAGCTGGAGGCAGAGGGCAACTACACCGAAGCACGACAGGCTCTGGAGCAGCAGTTCCGTGAGGCGTCGGCGCAGAAGGACGAGCGCATCAAAGAGCTTGAAGCCAAGGTTCGTGAGCTTGAACTGATCAGCCCCGCAGTCTCTGCTCTGGCGGATATTGTTCACGATCCTGACTTGGTGCTGAAGACCAAGCTTTCAGCCGACAAGATCCAGCGTGAGGCCAATGGCTCCGTGGTTGTCGTCGATGGTTATGAGCGCACGCCTGTTGTGGATTGGGCCAAAAACACTTTGCCTGCATGGATGCAAAAAGCTCCAAAGCCGCAGGGCAGTGGTGCACCGATCGGCAGCAAACCATCAGGAGAGATCCCGCCAGGCATCAAAAACCCATTCGACGAGGATCACTTCAACCTGACCGAACAATCACGACTGTTCCGCACGGATCGTGATCTGTACGATCGGATGAAAGCTGCGGCAGGGCGTTAATATAAAACCAAGGCGAGGCTACGCTAAGCCATATCGGGTTACGCCCACCTTGTAAACCCTTTTGAGGATTTTAGTCATGGCGACTCTTCGCTCTGACATCATCGTCCCCGAGGTATTTACTCCTTATGTCATCGAGCAAACCACCCAGCGTGATGCCTTTCTGGCATCCGGTGTGGTTCAGCCAATGGCGGAGCTGAATGCCACTGAAGGCGGTGATTTTATCAACGTTCCTTTCTACAAAGCAAACCTGACTGGTGATTTTGAGGTTCTGTCTGACAGCACTTCACTGACCCCCGGCAAGATCACTGCTGATCGTCAAACCGGCGTCATCCTGCATCGTGGTCGTGCCTTTGAGGCTCGTGACCTGGCTGCTCTTGCTGCTGGTTCCGATCCGATGGCTGCAATCGGTGCCAAGGTTGCTGACTACGTTGCCAACCAGCGTCAAAAGGATCTGCTGTCCTGCTTGGCTGGTGTCTTTGGTTCCTTGGGTTCTACCAGCTCTTCTGCTGCGTTCTTCCCTCTGACCATTGATGGTGAGTCTGGCGACACTCCTACCGTGCTGTCTCCTCGTCACGTTGCTGAGGCCAAGTCTCTGCTGGGTGATCAAGGTGAGAAGCTGACTGCAATGTGCGTTCACTCCAAGGTTTATTACGACCTTGTTGAGCGTCGTGCGATTGACTTCATCTACGACAACAACGGTGCTGGTGACGCCAATGCTGATTCCGGTTCTACCGCGAACGCATTTGGTCAGGTCAGCGTGCCGACCTTCATGGGTCTGCGTGTGATTGTTTCGGATGATGTGCAGACTGCTGGTAGCGGCTCTTCCACTGAGTACGCAACCTATTTCTTCACTCAAGGCGCTGTTGCTTCTGGCGAGCAACTGGCAATGCAAACCGAAACCGACCGTGACATCCTCGCCAAGAGCGATGCCATGTCTCTCGACCTGCACTACTGCTACCACCCTGTCGGTAGCCGTTGGACTGCTTCAACTGTGAACCCAGACCGTTCAGAGCTGGAAACTGTCGGCAACTGGTCGAAAGTGTACGAAACCAAGAACCTTGGTATCGTGCGCGTGACCAACACTTCTAACATGGATTGAGGAGGTAATTAATCATGGCTTCTCAATTTGAAGTGTCTGCTGGCAAGGCTATCGGTTACGTCTCTGGCGGTGCCGTTACCCAATCAACCAGCAAATCCACTGGCGTGACTCTGAACCAGCCTTGCGGTCAGGTCACCACTCATGACGCATCCCTTGCAGGTGGCGCTGAAGTTTCCTTCACCGTTACTTCTGACAAGGTTGCTGCTACCGATGTAGTTGCAGTTTGCGTGCAGTCTGGAGCCTCCACTGGCACTTACATCGCCAGCGTGAGCGCTGTTGCTGCTGGGTCTTTTGATGTGACCCTTTCCAATGTCGGCACCACTGCCGGTGAAGCACTCGTGCTGAACTATGTGGTGATCAAGTCTGCAGCATCCTGATGGGTCTGTACGCTTTCCGGCGTTTACGTGAACGTGAGGCTGCTTCTGCGGAGGCGGCCTCTCTTTCCGTAAAAAAGCCAACTCCTGCAAAACCAACCACCAAGGCTGATGGCAGTAACAATCGACGCAACAGCGGGCGGGGCAAGCGCAAACAGTTACCTGACGCTGAGTGACGCTCAAGCCATCATCGACGGCATGGTTGAAGGTGATGACGTTGTCGCATGGGCTTCAGCAACGACTGATCAAAAAAACCGCGCTCTTGTGTCCGCTGCAATGCGGATTGACCGCGAAAGATTTCTAGGTGCTAGGGCTACGGACACGCAAGCAATGCAGTGGCCCCGCACTGGTGTACGCAGACCAGACACCTACATCAACACCTACGCCGTTGGGTTTCCGTTCAGGATCACGACCGACTATTTCACCGACACCGAGATTCCACAGCAGGTAAAGGACGCTCAGGCCACGATGGCGGTTTACCTGCACAACAACAAGGATGGCCTTGGGCTAAGTGGTTTGGAGGATTATAAGAACGTGAAGATCGGCAGCCTTGATGTGACGCCGAATCAGTATGGTGCAACTGGCGCTGATCGCATCCCGCCGATGGTTGAGCGTTTCTTCACAGGGCTTAGAATAAGTGGACCAGGTAACATTGCTGTTAAGCGGAGCTGATCATGTCAAAGGGTTTTGGACAAGGTGACGTTGGCATTGATTACACGATTGGCGCTGAAGTGATCACAGACACTGCGGCTCACACTGGCCGCTTCAAGCATATTGATTTTTACGAAAACACGACCATTGACACGCTGGTGTCAGAAAACTATACGGGCAATAGCCTTGACGGTGAATCGATGCCAGCAGGTTTTCACATTGTCGGCGTCTTCACTAGCATTCAGCTTCAGAATGGAGCTTGTATCGCTTATCGGGTCTGATGGCACTTGCAGGATCGTTAAGGAAGGCTGCAGCCAAGCTGATGGCCAAGTTTGGCGGTGATGTCACGCTGCGTACGGTAACGCCTGGTGTTTACAACCCAACGACCGGCACCGCATCGGAAACCACATCGGATGCAACCATCAAAGGCGTGCTGGAGGATGTCAACGCTCGTGAGGTGAATGATCTTGTGCAGGCTGGCGACCGCAGGCTGACGATCGCAGCGGCTGACGTTAGTTCAACGCCTACCACTTCTGATCGCGTCATTATCAGCGGTGTCACCTATCAAGTGATTCGTCTCACCACGATTGAACAGGATAATCAGCCAATCACTTATGAGCTGATTCTGAGGGCATAATGGCACGCGAGATCCCGCTATCGCAGATCGGAAATTACATCGAAGGGCAGTACGAAAAGCTGCTCCGTGTTGCGGTGCTCGAAACTGACAGGCGTGTTAAGCAAGCCAGTCCAGTTGATACCGGCAGACTGCGTGCAAGCTGGCAGATCGGTGAAAACTCAGCATCTGGAGGCATCAAGCCCGAAGGTCAATACAACGGTGCCATTACACCACCGGATCGCACAAACTACTCGCAAGAAAAGGTCGGCAACGTCTACAGCGTTCACAACAACCTGCCATACGTGGAGCCAGTGTTGACGGGTGACAACCTGCCGCCATCATGGAATGGCACTTGGCGATCCAGGGGTAACCAGATTCAAAAGGGTTACATTCCTAACATGGTGGCCAAGGACATGCAGGACTTCATCAAAAAAGCCGCTGACAAGATCGCAAGGGAATCATGAGCAGCACCTACAACGACGTTCGCGCTGCGATTGAAGGCCGGATTGCCACTGAGATGGCATTAGCGCCGTCTTATCCGGTGGCCTACCCTAACGTTCCATTCACCCCGCCTAACAATGAGCCATGGATTCAAGTATCGCTTACGTTTGGCGACAACAGCTATGCCACGCTCATCGGTCCTAGCACTGGTTTCAATAAACAGAACGGTTTGTTGACAGTTAACACCTTCACGCCAGTCGGCGTTGGGTCAGCTGCTAATTACACGATTGCAGAACGCATCAAGGATTTGTTTGATCGCCAAACTGTATCTAGCATCATTTTCGATGCTGCATCAGGCCCCAACGTCATCACGCCTTCGGAGCCTGAAGCGGCCTATCTGCAAACGCAGCTGAGCATAACCTTTGAAGCGTATTTAGACTAGAGCTAGCCATTCATTCTTTTCCCTATCATGGCCGTAACCGTTCTGTCCGGTACGTCCGGCGCTCTGTACTACAAGCCCGCAGGGACCACCGGCACGTTCGGTGAGTCAAACGTGTCTGTCGCTGATGATGAGATCACGGTGCAACCATACCTGAACCTGCAGGTTGGTGATCCTGTGGTGTTCAGCGTTGTCAACTCTCAAACCGGCGGCACCGGCACCGGCACGCTGCCTGCTGGCATCAGCACTGGCACCACTTATTACGTGATCAGCTACACCGCTTCGACTGGTGTTCTGCAAGTGTCCGCAACGTCAGGCGGCAGCACCATCACCATCACCGACGACGGCACCGCTGCTGCTCCTAATGAGTTCCAAGTAGCTTATGCCGACTACGCCGCTGTCGGTCAGGTGCAGTCTTGGTCGTTTGAAATCAGCCGTTCTGAGATCGACGTGACCACCATCGGTCAAGTCGGTACTCAGTACGCTCCGTTCCGCGCGTATATCCCCGGCTTTGCTGATGGCAACGGCAGTGCCACGGTCTATGTGACCGATGAGGACGCTGCGCTTTCTAACCGCATGGTCGAGGATGTGTTGCAGCGCAATCAAGTCGGTTGTGCCTTTAAGCTCTACACCGACAAGCAGGGCACTGAAGCGCTGAGCCGTAGCATCAGCATGGATGCAGTGCTGTTGACCGCCAACCTAAACATCAACCCTGACGATGCTCAGCAGGTCGAGATCACCTTCCGCCCGACCGGCGCTCCTAGCTTTGACTTCAGCACCAGCGCTTGATAAGCTTTCACTGGAGAGAGAGCAGCCCTGGCAATGCTGGGGCTTTTTTATTGCTAAAGTAACATCAAACCGGATATTTTCTGATCATGCCCGCGTGTCCTATTAAGTTGTCTGCGCTGGATCGCCTGAAGAAGGCGGCAAACCTTGTCCCCGTCAAGAAAGTCGTTGAGCTGAGCAACGGCGATCAGTTTGAGTTTTATCGCACTCCGCTGACGATGGCAGAGCGTGAACGCGCTCAGAAGCCTGCCGGTGATGACGTGAATGCGTTTGCGTTACAGCTTTTGGTGCAGAAGGCTATGGACGAAAACGGCCAACGCCTGTTCCAGGCTGGCCATATTGCAGAATTGAAAAACGAAGTTCGTGACGCTGACTTGCAAGCATTGATGCTGGCAGTGATCAGCGAGGATAGCGAAGACGAGGTAGACGCAAAAAACTGAAAAGGGAGCTGCAGCAGGATCACCTGTTACGGCTCCAGATGGGTGTAGCTAAAGAGCTTGGTTACACCCTTGTCAAATTGAATCAAGAGATGACGGCAGAAGAAGTCATGCTGTGGTCAGCGTATTTTGAGCTGTACAACGAAGAGCAGGAAGCGCGAATGAAGCGGCGGCGGTAAGCTGCTATTAGGTAGTGGTGTTGTGTCGTGGCTGTTGTCGCTAACGTTGCAATCAATGTTGATTCGCGTGGCGCTGTCGGCAAGCTGCGTGAGGTTCAAAATCGTACATCTTCGCTTGAAAAAGCAACTAACAGCTTAACGCGATCTCTTGCTGGGCTTGCTACAGCGTTTGGCGCTACGTTTGCATTGGGCAAAATTATCAACGATGTAGCAAGGCTTGACACCAACTTACGAAGGCTTGGCACTGTTGGTGGTGATGTTCAAGGTTTAAGCAAGGCCCTGGATCAAGTTGGCAAAAATGTAGATGGAATTGTAGGCAAAGCAGAGCTTGCCGCTGCAAGCTATCAGGCGTTGTCGGCTGGTTTTACGGAAACTGCTCAAAACGCAAAGGTAGTTGAAGCCGCGACCAAGGCCGCCGTTGGCGGTTTGGTTGATGTAACCAGCGTGGTTGAAGTGACAACCAAAACGCTTAACGCTTATGGCATGAGCGGCAATGATGCTATTAAAGTCACGAATAGCATTAGCAAGGCGATTGAATATGGCCAAGTTCAATGGTCCGATTACACGAGCCAATTGGGCCGCGTTGCGTCAATTGCTGCAGTTGCCGGTGTCAGTCTAGATGAAGTCAACGCATTTATCGCGGCTGCAACCAAAAACGGTGCAACGGCTGAAGTTGCATTTACTGGCCTTGGTGCAACGTTAAGCACGTTGTTGCAGCCAACTAAAAGTAGTCAAGAAGCTGCTAAAGAACTTGGCATCGCGTGGAATCTTTCTGGATTGCAAGCCCAAGGTTTTGATGGGCTTATTGAAGAGCTTGGCAAGAAAATGGGCACCAATCAAGAGGCTGCCGTTCGATTGCTTGGTTCGCAGGAAGCATTACGTGGTGCGTTTGCTGCTGCACAGAGAGGTGGCAAGGATTATCAAACAATTTTAGAAGGGTTAGGCGGTGCTGCTGGCAAAACGCAGAGTGATTTTGACACAATGAAAGGAAGCGTTGAAAATCAAATCAAAGCGCTTAACACGGCATTTACCGCTTTGGGCGTTAAGCTGTTTGAAGTGTTTGGGCCAACGTTAACGGATTTAATTAAAGGAACTACGACAGCGGTAACAAATGCAGTTAACGCTTTCAATGCGTTGCCCGAGCCGGTCAAAAAAGGAACAGCCGAGCTTATTAGGATGATTGCTCAGTTGTTGTTAGTTAAAAAGGCAATTGAGGGCATTATCGCGTTGCGGACTGCATTTGTTGCGGCAATGGTGGCAAAGGCTGGCGCTATCGCTAGCACTGGCACGGCAGCCAAGACTAGCGCTTCTGCGTTTGCTTTGTATACTGCAAACACAAAGACACTGCAAGCTCAAGCGGCTACAGCTACGCCCGTTGTGCGTGGATTGCTAGGAGTGTTGAAATCTTTGGCTTTAATTGGAGTCATTACGGTTGGCGTTGATGTAGTTGTAAAGGGTATTGGCACATTGATGGCAGCTAACGCTGAGCTTGCAAAGTTGCGCGGCGAGCGTGCTGCCGGTGGTGCTGCTGCGACATTTGCAGGGGCAAGTCGGGAGACCGTGTTGGAGGCGCAAAAAGCAGCACGTCAAAGATTAACCGCTATACAAGCAGAGCGCGAGAGACGCCAATCAGCGGGCGGACGATTACAGCAGATTGGAACTTCATTGCTTGGGCCATTGGCTCCGGTTGTTGGACTGCCGTCAATAGAAGAGGACGCCTCAAGGTCAGCAGTTTTGCGAGCTAGAGAGCAAAAAGCAAGAGATATTCTTAATCTTCCGGTTCCGGCAGCAGCAAAGCCGCCTACTATCCCAACAGCACCATTCAAGGTCGGCGATGTAATCGATGAATCAACCGTTGCAGGTGGCAAAGTTGGCGGTGGCGGTCGCTCCGGCCGTAGCCCAGACGAAATCTTGGCGCGGCAAGCAGAAACTGGAGAACAGTTGCTTCAGCAAAAGCAACGTGAACTTGCCTTGACGGTTGAACAAGATCCGTTGATGAGAGAACTATTGCAGATCTCTTATGAAAGAGCAGATGCCGAAGAGCGTATTAAGGATGCAGCAGCTGGGCAGCGTGATGAGTTGCTAAAAACAATTCAGCAAGTTGAGCAGGCAAAGGCAGGATTGGCAGTTGGCAAAAGCTTGGCTGAATCCTTGATTGGCACAAGCGAGCAGTTGGATAAAGTTCGCGGCGGCTTTCTTGAAGGGGCCAAAATTGACGAGCAGTTGCAAAAAGCAAACAAAGAGGCGGACATCTTCAAGCAAACAATGCAGGGCGTTGGGGAAATTATGAGCGGCGCAATCACAAGCGCTATCGATGGCTTAATCAGCGGCACGGCGGATTTGAACAGCATCCTTACGGGTGTTCTTAAGCAGCTTGGATCTCTTTTCCTGACCGCTGGCCTAAATCAATTGGCTGGTCCTGCTGGTAGCGGTGGCATCCTAAGCTTCCTTGGCTTCGGCACTCGCGCCAACGGCGGCCCTGAGCTGTTTATGCCATCCAGTAGTGGCATGGTGATGTCAAACGCCGAAACACGCACCGCCCTTAATCGTCAACTGGACAACCGCCGCAGCAATGCAACCACCGAAACCATGCAGGCCAAGCCGCTTGAAGTGAAGTATGAATCGACCGTGATTAACAATGTCGAATACGTCACCGCTGAGCAGCACCGCAAGGGCATGGCGCAGGCTGCTGAACGCGGTCGAGCGCTGACGCTCCAAGCGTTGCAAGGTAGCGTGAAGACACGCAAGAAGGTCGGCTTATGAGTGCATTTGCCTTTGTCAACTATGTGCGGTTCATGGAGAACTCTTCAACCGCAACCGCCTATGCGTACCAGAACTTCTCTGTCAACGTCACCCGGACGTACAGCGGAGTGACGTACAACTTCCTGCCATTCGCCATCTCAACCGGCGCTGGTAGCAAAGGCGGTGATCGATCCGAAGCAGTGCTCGGTGCTGGTACGAATGACATCAGCGTCAACATCTTCGCAGAGGCCGTTCAAAGCCGCTGGTTGCTTGAACTCAAGACCGTCAGCCTTGACATCACAGATTTCAGCGACGATGCCCTGATCCGCTCTGAGCTATGGCGCGTCGCCAGCTACGACATGGATACAGAAAAGGTGCTATTGAAACTGACCTCACCCTTGGATGCGGTGCGATCAGATGTACCACGCCGGGTGCTGAGCACCGAATTGGTTGGTGCGTTGCCCAGCAGCGGATCGCTGGTGGTGAGCTGATGATCAACTGGCGGCGCTGGATTGGATTGCCGCATCAGTTCGGCGAACATCCCGGCAATGGTCGCGGCGCTGATTGCTTGATCATGGCCTGGGCGATCCTTGATTCCGTTGGCGTGTACCATCCGCCGTTTGACTACAAATGGCTTGATCTGGCGCGTGCTGCTGAATGGGGAGAACTGCAAGCATTGTGGGATGCCGCAACTGAACCAGCGCCTGAGATGGAAGAGTTCTCGGTGTGCTTATTCGAGAACGGCACAAACGGTCTTGGCGTCGGTATCGTAGTAGAGAACGGAGTCTTGGTTGTGCATCACAAACGTGGTGTGTGCTGGTTGCCACCACGAGCCATGAGAGAATCCGAGTACCGTCGTTTTGTGCAATGAATTTGCTTCCATCCGATCGTTATCTTGCCTCAATGCTGGGGCTGACGGATGAGGAGTACGCCTGGTTCAAGGCTGAAGTAAAGCGCCGCGCTGCTGAGCAACCGGAGCCAGCGGTGATTGCTGGTGTTGATCCGATCACGCTGTCGATCATCAGCATCGTCATCGGTATCGGCAGCACGATTGCGGCTTCGTTTTTCAAGCCCAAACCTGTTACCACTCAGCAATCTGCAAGACGGCCATCGGAAATTCGCGAGATCGGTCGCGGCGGTGAAGCCATCACCAGCAACCAGCGATTTGCGCCACGGTACGGCTTCAATTCAACGCAAGAAATTTCTACGCTTGGCTCGATCATTCCGTTGGTTTATGCCAACAAGGAAACGATCGGCGGCGTAGTTTATGGCGGCGTTCGAGTCAACACTCAATTGCTGTGGTCGCAGATTTATAGCTTGGGTGGTTCGCAGATGTTGCGAGCTATTTTCTTGGTTGGCGAAGGTCCGATTGGTGCGATCGATGCGAAGAATTTTGCATCTGGCGGCAACACGCTGACAAGCTATGACTTTGGCAGCACCACCGCAAACGAAACCGGCTCGCGGATGGCGGTGTATGCGC